TATCCGATGCTCCCCCCAGCATGATTTCGAACCCTTTGTACTCTCGAACGTAGCCAGCCGGGATGATAGCAACGCCGTTCCCGTGGTTTCCTTGTTCGTTGTACTGTACAAATGCTGCCACGTAAAACCCCGCTTCTGTGAGCTGTTCAATCAGGTTGAGAGCGCCGCAGATGTGCGTTTGAACCATGCTGCCGATTTTCATTTCGCTGATTGCATACTCAACAAATTTTGGGTGCGGAGTGCCGGGGTTCATTTCGAGATAACTCTTAGGTGCTGGTTTTAGGTTGTTCATGCTTATTTTCTCCATTCTGCATGTGTGTTTTTCGCTTGCGAATTCAAGCGTACCCCCATTATAATCAATCATTATCGAATAATCAAACATTTCAGGATATTGGTAGAAAACTCGTGTTTTCAGTATTGAAAGGTCTATTTTGTGCTGATTTTCGCCAAAAAACTCACAGAATCACACACAAACTCACAAAATGATTGCAAGCCAGGTAACGGCTGATGTAAAATGAATTTAGGAGAAACCCAATGCGAGAAACACCCGACGACTTCTTTTCAGGCCCACAGTGGGCGGGCATCCAAAGGCCCAAAAGCTCTATTGATCTATTGCCGGTGGTGCGCGAGATTGCAGGAAACCGGCTGCTGCTGGGGGTGAGCGGGAAGGATAGCATAGCCGCTTGGCTGTTTCTGCGAGAGCAAGGATTTCAGATCATCCCCTACATGATGTGGACGGTACCTGGCGGGTTGTCTTACGAGCGAGAGTCGCGGGAATACTATCAGGACTTTTTCAAGACGCCTATTCACTTTCTGCCTCACCCGAATTTCTTCAAGGCGTGGCGCTCAGGTGAATATCAAAGCCCCATCACGGTTGCCATGAACAAGGGCACGCAACTACAAGAGATTGACTATTACCAGCTCGAGGACGCACTGGCGAAGCGGCACAACCTTGGAGATAGTTATCTCTCTGCCATCGGATACCGGGCTGCTGACAATCCCGGCAGGCGGCGCATGATTAACAACATGGGGGCGGTCTACGTCTCAGGCAAGCGGCACTACTACTATGCAGTTTGGGACTGGGTTATCGCTGATATAATGACCATACTGCACAAGCACAATTGCAAGCTCTCGCGGGCCTATTCAATGTTTGGTTGTACCTTCGATGAATACAACTGGAATGACCTGCTGATACTAAATCAGGTGAGTCGGGCTGATTACGATCTCATCAAAAGCTTTTTCCCACTGGTAGGCACAAAAGTATTGAGGTTCTTCGATGTCGGGTAAACAGGAAAGCCCAGGTATCAACAGAAAGGGCGGCGCCATCGAACGAAGTGGCGCTGTTATCCAGCGTGCGCAGGCCACCATAAAACGGGCTGGCACTGCTATTTCACGCAAGGCGCTCGACATTCGCACCCTGTTCGAGCCGCAAACAGTGGAACCAGCACCCATCGGGGAAGATGCCGACCTGCTGGACGTACTGGATGCAGAAGTAGACGCCGTAGTCGAAAGCGTCAGGCAGGGGCGCAAGGAGTATGCCGAATTCGTCAAAGCGTTGGACGACACGAAGTTCTATTGCACTCTTGTTTTCCAGAGCGAAGGGCAGAAAAACGAATTCATCAGGCGGGCCAATCTCGAAGATGTTAGCGATGACCACAACTACGACAATATGTTTCTGAATGGCGTCGAAGTCGCTCGCAGACTTGGCGTAGAAGTTCAGCCCGTGGAGCTGCTTGATTACAAGCTTCGTGGTGATCCAAGTAAGTACAAAAAGGAGGTGATTGGCAATGAATGACGAATTCAAGGACGGGCAGGAACCGAATACCAGCATGTTTGCTGGCCGTATTCGCGCTGAAAAGAGCGCGGGTGGGCGGGCTGCTGCTCCGGCTACGAACACCATGAACGGCGGTGGTATCCGTGGCTTCTTCCAGCGCGTGGGCAACCGCGTGCGAAATGCAGCCGCGAACCTGCGTAATCGTTTTCGCCCGTAAGGGCATGGCAAAGGCCGGGACTCGCGTCCCGGCCAATGTTATTAAGGCAGTATATGGCAAAGCGCGGTAACAGATATAAACTTGATAAAGCAAAGATAAAGTTGATTTGCGATGCCATAGCCATCGGTGCGCCTAAAGTCGCTGCCGCTGGCTATGCTTCAATTTCGGTCAGTTCGTTGATGCACTGGTTGCAGGAAGCCCGCGAAGAAGAAGAGCGGATCGCAAACGGGGCAGGTAAAAACCCGTCCTTCGCGCTCCAACTGGAATTACTGCATGGAATCGAGCAAGCACAGGCAGAATTGGCAGTCGAGTGCCTGACGATTGTCCAGAAAGCGCGAGACCGCAATGAGGTTGAATGGGCGTGGAAGATGCTCAGTGTCCAGTATCGCAAAGAGTTTGGCCCGGTCGCTCCTGAAAACGAAACGGTCGCAGAAACGGCGAAGGCGGCAGTCTTGCCCCACATTCCGCCTGAATTGATCGCAAAGCCATACTTTGACGCTTACCGCGACATCATCGGGAAGAAATACAGGGAATACCCGTTCGGCAATGGGCGCGGTACCATCAAGTCCACCTTTGTCTACGGGCTGATGTTTCCCTACCTGCTGATTAACAATCCCAACATCCACGGTCTCATACTCAGACAGAAAGAAAAAGACCTGCGCACGAGCGTATTCGCTCAGGTGAAGTGGGGCGTGCGTCAGTTTGGCCTCGAACACCTGTTCAAGTTCACGGTTTCGCCGATTCGCATTACCTACAAGCCCACCGGACAAACAATCTACTTTTCTGGCGCAGATGACCCCAGCAGCCTAAAAAGTATCAAGCCTGACTTTGGTTACATCGGCCTGTTGGGCTTTGAAGAATTCGACCAATTCCACGGCGAGGAAGCCGTTCGTAATATCATCCAGTCCGCCATCCGTGGCGGTGAAGATGCTTGGATTTTTGAAACGTGGAATACGCCTCGCTCCGTTCAAAATTGGGTAAACCAGTGGATGAACGTACCGAAGGACAGCCGCAGACCCTTGGAGAAATTCAGTTATCTGGACGTGCCAAGGGAATGGCTGGGGCAGATGTTCATCGACGAAGCCGAGCACCTGAAGCTTGTAAACCCCACGGCTTACGAGCATGAATACATGGGTGTGGCAGTCGGCAACGGTGGGCAGGTCTTTGAAAACCTTGAAGAGCGCACCATCACCGATGAAGAAATCAAGAATTTCGAATATCCACGCGATGGCATTGACTGGGGCTTTTTCCCTGACCCGTTCGTCTGGGGTCGAAGCTATTACAACCCGGCGCGGATGATCTTATACATCTACGATGAGTATGTCGTCTATAAATCCAGCAACAAAGACTCGTATGATTGGCTGTCGGAAAATGGCAAGATCAGCCAGGACATTGAAATTATTGCGGATAGCGCAGAGCCTAAATCAGTCAACGACTTTAGCACTTATGGCGCGAATATTGTTGGTGCGGAAAAGGGGCCTGATAGCGTAAAATATAGTTACAAATGGCTTCAATCGCGGGTGAAAATCGTGATTGATCCAGTCCGCTGCCCGGTTCACGCCAAAGAATTTAGAGAATGCGAACACGAGCAGACAAAGGACGGCGAATTCATCGGCGCTTACCCCGATAAGAATAATCACACCATAGACCGAACACGCTACGCCCACAACCGGGAGTGGCGAGAGGCAGGCAAATAAGATGTTTGACTTCTTCGCAAAGATCAGGCAGTTCATTACCGGAGTGCTAAAGAAAATGCTGACAACAAGTAATGTGAAAACGGCTCTAAATGTTGAAGTTCAAGTCAGCGTTGCCATGACCGAAAAGTTGTTGGTCTGGTCGCTGATGTACGAGGGGCGGGCGTCATGGAACACTGAGTACACCCCGTCCATCTTCCTTGCTGCTGCGGTGGCTGGTGAATTGGCGCGTGCCACCACCAGTGAGATGACGGCCCATATCGAAGGCAGTGCGCGGGCCGAATACCTTGATGAGCAGATGGAAAAGGTAATCCCCGTCATGCGTCAACGGCTCGAATACTGTCTTGCGAAGGGCGGTATGATCTTCAAGCCCTACCCGGTGGGTGATCGGTTGCAGGTGGATTACGTGCAGGCGGATGGCTTCTACCCGGTGAAGTTTGACGGAAATGGACGTATCACCGCGTGCGTCTTTGAAGATGTGCGGCAATCGGGCACCTATTACTACACCCGCATGGAGTATCACGAGCTGCTTGCGGGCGGCGGATACGTTATCAAGAACGTGGCGTTTCGCAGTTCGTCCAAGGGGAGCCTTGGGGATCAGGTGCAGCTTGCGGAGGTGGCAGATTGGGCTGGCCTACAAGAGACAACGACCTTTGCGGGCGTCAACCGTGTTTTGTTTGGCTACTGCAAAAACCCATCTGCCAACCACGTTGATACAACATCCCCCCTTGGGGTTTCGTGCTATTCGCGAGCCGAAAAGTTGATCGAGCAAGCTGAAACGATTTGGGCAAACCTGATTAGGGAGTTTGAGTCTGGCAAGCGTGCGATTGACGTTGACTCGAAGATGTTCAGCAAGGACACAAAGGGCAATGTCAAATTGCCTGATAAGCGGCTGTTTCGCTCGTGGAATTCCACCGCAGGAATGAATGTTGGCGAGGGCGGGCCGATGTTCAAGGACTTCACCCCAGAGTTCCGCGAAGCGGCTATCAAAGCCGGTTTCAATGATGTGCTTCGACAGATCGAATTCGTGTGCGGCCTGTCTTATGGAGTAATTTCTGACCCGTCCGTTGTGGCGATGACTGCTACCGAAGTAGTTAACAGCAAACAGCGCTACTACTCCACGGTTTCGAGCATTCAAACCGAGTTGGCGGCGGCGCTGGATGATCTGGCCTACGCGATGGACGTATGGGCCACCATCAACGGTCTCGCCCCGGCTGGCGATTACGATCTATCCAGCAAGTTCGACGACTCGATCATTTCGGATAGCAATGCGAAGTTCGCAAAGGACACCCAGGCGGTGGGCTTGAAGGCGATGCCGCTCTATAAGTTGCTGATGCGCAACTACGATCTGAGCGAAACCGAAGCAAAGGCGTGGGTACAGGAAGCACAGGACGAACAACCGAGCGGGTTGAGTTTTGATACTGCGCCCACCAAACCCACCCCGCAAAATTCTGATCAGACAAGCAGCATGGACAGCATGAGCATGAAACAAGATCAAATGGCGGAAGGCGCGTAATGAGACCTGCTGACAGGAAGTTCGTCG